TTCCCTCAAAAAGAAATGGGTGGCGGCTCTGGTCTTAAATATGCTGCCTCATCAATCATTTATCTCGGAAAGAAAAAAGTAAAAGATGGCACAGAAGTTGTCGGTAATATTATTCATTGTAAAAATTATAAGTCAAGGTTAACAAAAGAAAATGCTATGATAGATGTAAGACTTACTTATAAAGAAGGTCTTGATAGACACTACGGATTGTTAACACTTGCTGAACTAGGTGGTATTTTCAAAAAAGTATCAACTAGATATGAGTTGCCTGATGGCACAAAAGTATTCGGTAAGGCGATTAATGATAATCCTGAAAAGTATTTTACAAAAGAAATCTTAGAACAAATCGATGAAGTTGCAAAAAAGAAATTCAGTTATGGCTCAGACGAAGAACTCCAACAAGACGAACCTGAAGAGTAAAAACTATGTATTTGTTCAAAGAGATGGTGACGAATTTACATCTCTAAAGATTACTGAGGGCAAATACAAAGATATAATCTTCAACTTTGGCAATGTAGGTTTTGCTAAAGAAGAGAATGAGCATGGCGAATTGCCTATGCATTTTGATTATAATGTTGTTTCAAATCCATCCAACCTCAACATTGACAATCAAGACTTTATAGATTATATTGGCGATATATTACATGAACTTTTAGTGGAAAAATACGGTTAATGACAAACGATAGAATAGAAAAAACAATATTAAACAATCTAGTATATAATGAGAACTATACTAGAAAAGTTTTACCTTTCATCAAAGTTGATTACTTCAAACTAAGAATTGAAAAGATTATCTTTGAAGAGATTGAAAAGTTTGTTAACAAGTATGACAATGTTCCTAATACAGAAAGTTTATTGATTGAAGTTAATAATCGTAAAGATATTAACCAAGAAGAATATACAAATCTAAAAGACTTAGTATCTACATTTGCTGAAGAGAAGATTGACTTTGATTGGCTTGTAGATACAACTGAAAAGTTTTGTAAAGACCGTGCTGTTCACAATGCAGTGTTATCAGGTATTCAAATCTTAGATGGTAAAGATAAGAAACAAACACCAGAGGCATTGCCTAGTATCTTATCAGACGCATTAGCAGTTTCTTTCGATACAAATATCGGGCATGATTATCTTGAAAATGCTGAAGAACGATTTACTTGGTATCATACAAAAGAAAAACGATACAAGTTTGACTTAGATTATTTCAATCGTATTACAAAAGGTGGTGTTCCTGCCAAGACTTTGAATATTGCTCTTGCAGGTACTGGTGTTGGTAAATCTTTGTTTATGTGTCATGTTGCTTCGAACTTCTTACAAGAAGGCTTGAATGTATTGTATATCACTTTAGAAATGTCTGAAGAAAGAATTGCTGAAAGAATTGACGCTAACTTATTTGATGTAACTATCGATGATTTACATGATATGCCAAAACAATTGTATAATAATAAAGTACAAAAGATACAATCTAAGACACATGGTAAATTAATTATCAAAGAATATCCAACAGCGTCTGCTCACACAGGTCATTTTCGTGCATTAGTAAATGAACTTGGTCTTAAAAAGAGTTTCAAACCAGATGTTATCTTTATTGACTATTTAAATATTTGTGCTAGTAGTAGATTTAAAGGTGGTAACATCTCATCATATTTCTATATTAAAGCAATCGCTGAAGAATTAAGAGGTTTAGCAGTAGAAAAGAATGTTCCGATATTCTCTGCTACACAAACGACTAGAACTGGTTATGTATCAACAGACATTGGTCTTGAAGATACTTCAGAAAGTTTTGGTCTGCCTGCAACTGCTGACTTTATGTTTGCGTTAATGTCAAGTGAAGAACTAGAGGCATTAGGTCAGATGAAAGTTAAACAGTTAAAGAATAGATATAATGACCCAAGTGTTAACAGGTCATTTATCGTGGGCGTTGATAGAGCGAAAATGAAGTTGTATGATGTTCAACAATCTGCTCAAAATATTGTTGATAGTGGTCAAGAGAAAACACCAGAAGACGCATACAATAAATTTTCAGATTTTAAAGTATGACGAAAAAGAAAACTAAGACACAAAAAGTTAGATTTAGAAAAGGTGATAGGAGACCAGCGAAAGTGGATTTTGATTTAAGTTACAGTACCGAAATGATTAAACGAGGCAAGAAAATCTTATGGCAAGTAATTGAAAGTCCTACAGGTTCAATTCTTCAAGAATTCTTTTTTGAAGAAGACGCTCAAAAGTTATCAGACTTTCAGAATAAGAATAAAGTTTTTCAAGTCAACGGTGGTGTACCATCGTTTCTATGTGTCAAATATAATCCAAATAAAGTATATTAAAAGCTTGACTTATCTCTAATACAGATGTAACTTCTCTATAAATAGGAGGAGTTATGGCATTTAATTACAGACCAAAGACTGCTAAAGAAGTCAGAGATAAGAAAAAACCTTTCAGCAATACAGCTGCGAGTGTATTTGACTTTGTTAAATCACAATACGGCGAAACAATTGTACTAGACCCAACTAGTAACTTTAAAAGTATTAAAGTACCTAGAGCAGTACAACAGAAAAGAAGCATTATTGAGTTAAAAAGAGAACTCATTAACATTGCTAAAATCGATATCTCATCTATGGATATTGTATTTGGTAATGGTTCAGGTGCAGGTGGTTCTACCATCAATGCGGCTGAAACTGCTAAACAAGAGAACGCAACTAGACTTGTTTGTGAACATTTTATAGAAAAAGGTACCATGCCACCTGCAACAGAGATTGAAAAAATCTACGAAGGTTATGATGACGGTTGGGCAAATACTTTCGAAATGCAGGCAAAGGCGTTGAAGACATGGTTAAAAGCAAACAAAGGTTATGAGTATTCAAGAGATAGTGGTATTATGCCATATCTTGAAAACATTGCATTGAAAAAGTGTGGTGTAAAAACAAAAGATAGTTGGAATCCTGCTGACATTTATATTGTTCGAAAGACCAAGAAGGCAGATATTCAAGCTAAACTAAAAAGAATTGGTGACAGAATTGCTGACCCAAGACTTAAACTAGACGCTTTGAATGACTACATGAAGATACTCTTTCAAGAAAGAGACTTAGTAGGCATATCATTAAAAAAACTAGGTAAGTCAGTTGCAGTTGAAGAAACCAATGTCAAAGGCATTGTCTTTGAAAAGATTACAATGATTAAGAATAGTCTTAGATGTAATCTTGATTTAAAAGCCAATGGCGAATTTGAAACAGGTGAGTTAGCATTCGCATTGAAAGTAGGGCAGAATGTAGTCAATGTTCAAGTACGAGCATTCTCTGGTGGTATTAGAGAAAGTACACAAATGGATATGACTGGTTCTGGTGCGGCTGCAAAATTAGGTAAAGTGTCTTCCAGAGAAGCGATTGACCCCTTTTTACAGAAGTATGGTTTAAAGAGGAGAATGGCAACTGAAATACCTAAAGTAGGTTACTTCACAAATGCTGAAGTGGCAAACTTCACGGAAGAACAGAGGAAGTTAAGTACATATCTTATTGCAGGTATGAAAGTTGACTTTGGTAAACAAAACTGGAAAAGAACATTTGCTGAGGCAAGACGAAACGAAATAGAAAACAATCGTACTGCTTCTCAATTGTCTGCTAAGTTACAATGTTTCCAATGGATAAACATTCTTTATACTTTAGACAAAAAGGGTGTGCTTAATGAGTTCCTGAATATTGCATACTACGGTGCTAAAAAGCAGTATGCAACAGCAGGTCCATTTTTAAAAATATCTTAGACACGGAGTAAACATGAGATACATTTTATTAGCAATCTTGGTAGGTCTTCCGCTGACAGCGCCTGAGTTGTGGGCTGCCGACCGAGAGTTTAAAAACAAAGTTAAAGTAAAGTTAAATTTTGACCACGACATTTACCTAGAGGGTGCGTTAAAATCTTACCAAACAACTGAAGATGACTTCTATCTTCACACAAAAGAGTTAGAGATTGGTAAGACTTTCACGCCAGTTGATAATGTCAAAGTTAAGACTTATGTTCAAAAAGACTTTAATCGCAGAGGTGATGACGATACCTACGCAGGACTTGATGTAGAATTCAGTTTCGATATCAAATAAGCATAAATAGGTGTGTGATATTATCATGGAATTAGTGCTTGACAAATGAATGGAAATTTGGTATAATGGATAGAAATGAGAGAAAAAACAAATGTTCAGTTTTAAAGGGTTCTTTACCCAAGATAAAAACACACACCTTGAACATCTTGAAGACGATATTATCAATAGAGGTTCTGAAGGTGGTCGAAACGCAGTAAACTTTTTAAAGGCGACTAGAAATATGCTTGCTGGTCGTACTTCAAAAGGTGTCAACTATACCGTAAAATGGGATGGCGCCCCAGCAATTATATGTGGGGTTAATCCAGAGAACGGTAAATTCTTTGTGGGCACCAAATCAGTTTTCAATAAAACACCAAAAATTAATTATACTGTTTCTGATATTAGAAGAAACCATAGTGGTGTTGTTGCAGATAAACTAACAGTTTGTCTAAACGAATTATCTAAACTAAAAATCAAATCCATTCTACAAGGCGATTTACTTTTCACTAACGATAAGTCTAGTGCGACTATCGATGGTGAAGACATGATTACATTTACACCGAATACAATTACATATGCGATACCTAAAAACAGTAACTTAGGTAGTAAAGTTGCTCGTGCAAAAATGGGTATCGTATTTCATACAACTTACACAGGTAAGAACATGCAATCCCTAACAGCAGGTTTTGGTACTGTTAGAGGTTCTGGTAATAGTCGAGTTTGGTTGGCAAGTGCTAGTTACAAAGATACATCTGGCGCTTCAACTTTTAACAAATCTGAACTTGCAAAGTTTGACGCTCAAATTAGAATGGCAGAAGGTTCTTTATCTAAAGCAAAACCTATTTTAGATGAACTATCGAAGACGAGTAGTGACCAATTGTCCGTAGGTTTTAGATTAAAGAGTTTCTTTAACTTCTATATCAAAGGTGGTAATACATCAATGGGTAAAGTTAGAGTAATGCAAAAACAATTCAGAGACTATTATCAGAGTATATTACAAGCAGAAATAGATAGTAGAAAAACTGAAAAAGGTAAAACTAAATATAAAGAGGCAATGAAACAAGGTTTGAGTTTCATTGATAAAAATAATAACGCCTTATATTTCGCTATTGCAAGTCATATTACTTTAGGCGAATGTAAGAATACTCTTGTTAGAAAGATGAACCAGATACAAAGTATTGGTCATTTTCTAAGAACAGGAAACGGATACAAAGTAACAGCACCTGAAGGCTTTGTTGCAGTTGATAAAGTTGCAGGTGCTGTTAAACTTGTTGACAGACTAGAGTTTTCACAGGCGAACTTTACTATGCCGAAAGGCTGGAGTTAATATGTTAGGATTTAAACAATACTTTTTTGAGGCAATCAACGGACCTAAAATCATTATGATTGGTGGACCTGGTTCTGGTAAGTCAACTTATTCTGAACTTATCACAAAAGAGTTAAACATTCCTCATATTTACACAGGTGATATGATGAGAAAACTGGCAACGAAAGATACGCCAGACGGAAAGAAAGTAAAAGAATTATTAGACCAAGGTAAATTTGCACCATTAAACATTGTTATTAATGCTGTAAAAGAAAGACTTGAAGAAAGAGACGCACAACGAGGTTATGTGTTCGATGGTTTTCCTAGAAATGTCGAACAGGCAGAAAAGATGGTTGACGAAGGCATTGAATACGATTATGTTGTTAATCTACAAGTTAGTGAACAAGAAATAATTAGACGATTAACTTCAAGAGGTCGTGCAGATGATAAACCAGAGATTATTAAAAACAGATTAAAAGTGTATGAAAAAGAAACAGCACCTTTACTTAAATATTACAAAGATGAGATTATTAATATCAAGGCAGAGGGCAGTACACCAGAAAAAATAGCAAAAGAAATAATTAAGAAAGTACAATGAAACACTTTGACGACATAAGATTTCAAGAACTAAAAGAGGGATTATACGACCCTAATATTTTCAAGGCGTTTTTCCTTGCAGGCGGTCCTGGTTCAGGTAAAACATTTGTAAC